TGCTTTGGATGCGAAATGGCACGTAAGGAACCAAAGTCAGGTTGGAGAGCACGTTTGCGTTTCTATTGCAACGTTCTAATGAATGACGGACTTGAAGATCCATACATTGCTGTTTGGTCACAAGGAATTTCTAAGCAGTCAGCATTTAACAACATTCGTGAGTATGCACTTGATACAGGTAGCATTTCAAATCTTGAGTGGAAGTTGAAGCGTAATGGACAGGGAACTGAAACCAACTACACACTTCTACCATCAAAGCCAGATGCAGAACCATTTGCATGGGATGGCTTTGAATTCTTCAACCTAGAAAAGGTTGTCCGTGAGGTTCCATATCCAGAGCAAGAAGCATTCTACTTTGGATTTGACACACCTTCTGTTACCAGCACAAACATCGACTGGTAATAGATGAATTACGTAGGCTTACACGTACATACTCATTACTCGTTATTTGACGGTATTGCTACTCCAGAAGAATACATTGACCGTGCAGTTGAGTTAGGGATGCCAGCAATTGCCATCACTGACCACGGTACTTTATCTGGGCATAGGGAACTGCACCGTATTGCAAAAGCAAAGGGTATTAAGCCTATACTTGGCGTAGAAGGCTATATGTGTCAAGATAGATTCGACACTAGAGATAAGTCTGAAAGAGACGGAGATCTAGATCTAGTCTACAACCATATAGTCCTTCTTGCCAAGAACCAAATTGGTTTGGAAAATCTTAATAAGATTAACGAGATTGCATGGACAGAAGGTTACTTCAAGAAGCCAAGGTTTGACTTTGAGATTCTTGAGAAGTATGCAGAAGGCATTATTGTTACATCTGCATGTCCAAGCAGTGTACTTGTAAAGGCACTTGAAAACAATGAGTTTGCTATTGCCAAGAAGCACATCGAATGGTTTAAGCGAGTCTTCAATGACGATTATTACATTGAAGTAATGCCACATAACCCTGCTGAGATTAATAAGCAGTTAATTGATTTGGCAGATGAGTTTGGCGTAAAGGTTGTTGTTACGCCAGACTGCCACCATAGTCATACAGATCAAAAAGAAATTCAAGAATTTAAACTTCTACTCAATACACATGTAAAGATTGATAAAGAGCACACATTCGAAAAGTCTAAAAAGTATACGGACATGATGGAGCGCTTGGATTATCTTTACGGACATGATCGTCAGATAACATTTAATGAGTTTGATATCCATCTTCTTTCTTATGAAGAGATGAAGGCTGCAATGGAAGCACAGGGCATTGATCGTGCAGACATCTACTCAAACACGCTTGAAGTTGCAGACAAGGTTGGGGATTATGGCATTCAGGAAGGAATGGATCTACTTCCAGTACAATACAAGAACCCAGATAAAGAATTAAAAGAGTTGGCTCTAGAGGGATTAAAGGAGCGAGGCTTTGAGGGTAATCAAGAATACTTAGACAGACTAGATGAAGAGTTGCAAGTCATCAAGGATAAAAAGTTTGGTCCATACTTTCTTGTAGTTAGAAACATGATTACATGGGCAAAGAAGGAAGGGATCATGGTAGGTCCAGGTCGTGGATCTGCAGCAGGTTCCTTGCTCTGCTACGTACTCCGAATTACTGACATTGATCCAATCAAGCATAAACTATTGTTCTTCCGCTTTATTAATCCAGAGCGTAATGACTTTCCAGATATTGATACAGACATTCAAGACTCACGTCGTGAAGAGGTAAAAGATTATCTAGTTAGACAATATCGACATGTGGCATCAATTGCAACATTCCTTTCATTTAAAGACAAGGGAGTTGTTAGAGATGTATCAAGAGTATTAAACATTCCGCTGACTGATGTTAACAAGGTTCTTAAACTAGTTGACACATGGGACGAATACTGTACTTCAAAAACAACACGGGAGTTCCGTGAGAAATATCCAGAGGTAGAAACATATGGTGAACAATTACGTGGTCGTATTAGAGGTACTGGCATTCACGCTGCTGGTGTTGTCACTAGTAAAGATCCTATTTTTAGGTACGCACCAATGGAGACACGTTCTTCTACTGGTAGCGATGAGCGTATTCCTGTTGTTGCAGTGGACATGGAAGAGGCTGAAAAGATTGGTCTCATCAAGATCGACGCACTTGGACTTAAAACCTTAAGCGTACTTAAAGATGCTTTAGAGATTATTAAAGAGAGAGATGGAAAGTTAATTGATCCATTAGACATTCCGATGGATGATGCTAATGTATACCAGATGCTTTCTGATGGATATACAAAGGGTGTATTCCAGTGTGAAGCAGCACCATATACAAACCTTCTTGTTAAGATGGGTGTTAAGAATCTATCAGAACTTGCAGCATCAAATGCTTTGGTTCGTCCAGGTGCTATGAATACAATTGGAAAAGACTACATTGAGCGCAAGCATGGTCGTCAAAATATTGGTTATACTCACCAAGTACTAAAAGAGTTTACGGAGGAAACCTATGGTTGTATTCTTTACCAGGAACAAGTTATGCAAGCATGCGTATCGCTTGGCGGTATGTCCATGTCGGAAGCAGATAAAGTTAGAAAGATCATTGGAAAGAAAAAAGATGCTAAAGAGTTTGACGTATTTAAGGATAGGTTCGTTGAGGGTGCTTCACGCTTTGTTGCTCCTAATACTGCTCGTGATCTTTGGCATGACTTTGAGGCTCACGCAGGGTACTCATTTAACAAGTCACACGCAGTGGCATATTCAACACTCTCATACTGGACAGCATGGTTAAAGTATCACTATCCACTAGAGTTTATGTACTCACTACTAAAAAATGAAAAGGACAAAGATGCGAGAACTGAATATCTTATTGAGGCAAAGCGAATGGGGATTAGCATTAAACTACCTCATATTAATGACTCAGATAGCGATTTTAAAATTGAGGGTAAGGGCATTAGGTTTGGTCTTACTGGCATTAAGTATATTTCCGACAAAATTGCTGAGCGCTACATTGAAGCACGACCCTTTAATTCGTATGCTGAACTTGAGGAGTTTACTTTTACTAAAGGAAACGGAGTTAACAGCCGTGCTCTTCAAGCACTACGAATTATTGGTGCAGCGACATTCAATGATAATCCACGCAACGAACAAGAGATTAAAGAAAACCTCTACGAATATCTAAACCTTCCAGAGTTTAATATTACAGTACCATCACACTACCATGCATTCATTAGTCCAATTGAGGACTATGAAGAAAAGGGATCATTCATAATGATGGGAATGGTTAAGTCAATCAAGAGGGCAAAGGGTTGGTCAAGAGTTGAAGTTCTAGATAAGACTGGTAGTGTTGGTATCTTCGATGACGAGAACACAACTATCGAAGCAGGAACTTCTTACATACTCTTGGCTAATGATAATAGAATTATCTCTGCAATACCAGTAGATCAAATTAAAGGTTCTACAAATGCAATGATAAAGTTTTTAAATTATAAGCAGTTGCCATTTAAGGATGAGGAAATGTTTGTGGTATCATTTAAACCTAGGATCACAAAGACAGGTAAAAAAATGGCTTCACTCACAGTTGCAGATACTGGAAGAAATCTGCATTCCATCACCGTATTCCCAACTTCATTTGCTAAGGCTTATATGAAAATTGAAGAGGGTACAGCGTATAAGTTTGATTTAGGAAAGACAAAAGACGGAACAGTTATATTGGAGGATATACATGCTTGATAGTCTAGCAGTTGATTTACATAAAGAGGCAGTAATTAAGGGCTTTTGGCCTAAGCCAGATGAAGTTGATGACATCTTTGTTGCAAAGCAGTTGATGATGATTGTTTCAGAAGTTGTTGAAGCCATGGAAGCAATTCGTAAGAATAAGGGTGAGGAAGAGATTACTGCAGAGTTTGCAGATATTTTAATTCGCACACTTGATCTTTATGCAGGGATTGTTGAATCAGGGTATACTAGATTATCACTAGATCATGTGTTAAAAGAGAAGGTAGAATTTAACAAGACTAGACCAGAGAAGCATGGAGTAAGATTCTAATGGCAGTAACAGTAGAAGAAGTGTTGGCTAACCTCAACCCTAAGTTACGCAAAAGCATTATGTCTGGCGATGAAATGCCAAAGACAGAGTATGCAGCAACACCTAGTTTTGGTCTAAACCGTGCCCTTAATGGTGGGTTACCTTATGGTCGACAAGTGTTGATTTGGGGCTCTAAGTCATCTGCAAAGTCTTCCCTATGCCTTCAGATGATAGGTCTAGCACAGAAGGAAGGAAAGATCTGTGCATGGATTGATGCAGAAATGTCTTATGATCAGGCATGGGCACAAAAACTTGGCGTAGACACATCTAAGTTGATTGTTTCACAGGCAAGAACTATCAATGAGATGGTAGATGTGGGTGTACAATTGATGGAGGCTGGTGTTGATATGATCGTAGTAGACTCTATTACATCACTATTACCAGCAATCTATTTTGAAAAGGATTCTGATGAACTCAAACAACTTGAGAATACAAAACAAATCGGTGCGGAATCTAGAGACTTTAGCAATGCATGGAAAATGCTTAACTATGCAAACAATAAAGTTAAGCCAACTTTGCTTGTTCTTATTTCTCAGTCTCGTAACAATATCAATGCTATGTATACTAGCCAGCAGCCTACTGGTGGTCAGGCTACTAAGTTTTATTCCTCAACTGTTATTAAACTATTTTCGTCAGAATCAGACAATCAGGCACTGAAAGGAAAGATACATGTTGGTGACAAACTTATTGAAGAAAAGGTTGGTAGAGAGGTTAGATGGGAACTCCAGTTTTCTAAAACTTCTGCTGGTTTTCAGTCTGGCAAGTATGATTTCTATTTTAGAGGCGATAACGTGGGCATTGATTCTATCGGTGACCTTTCTGACACTGCTGAATCACTGGGAATCGTAAATAGAACTGGTGCTTGGTATCAGTTAGAAGATGGCACAAAGGTCCAGGGCAGAGATGGATTTGTCAATAGACTAAGAGAGGACCTTGATCTTCAAGATATGATTAAGAAGAAACTAGATGCCTAATTATACAATTTATCCTGGTACATTTTTATGTCAAGAATGTAAACAAGAAGTTAAAACGCTTAGGCTATATGCAAGAACACAAGAGGCAACGTGGATGTGTAAAAATAAACACATAAGCAAAGTGTCTTTTGCAACCAAAAGGAAAAAGGACTTTGAGCGAGAAGAATGAAAGCAAAAGAATTGGTGCTAAACAGCACAAGAATTCTGGACGAAACACTCATAAGGGTGATGCTACTTGGCAGAACTTTACAGTAGACTTTAAAGAGTGTGGAAAGTCTTTCGCATTAAACAAAGATGTATGGGCAAAGGCTGTAACTGATGCAATCAGAAATGGTAACGATCCCATGATCCTCCTTGTTCTTGGTGAAGGCAACTCTAAGGTAAGACTTGCTATAACAGAGTTTGAAATATTAGAACAATTTTACGATGGTGTATAATATAATTATGAAAAACAATCAGATTGATAATGTTTTTACACCTGATGAAATTAAAGATATTAGGGCTGCTGTTGAGCATGAACTTGCTACTCGTGAGGTTGTTGAGTGGGATGATGCAATTGATAGCAACTGGCACGAGAAGCCAATAATTAGAATTAAAAGAAATAATCTTGGTAGACTTGATGTAAATCAAGTTCCAATGCCATCACACATTGTTGATAAGGTTGTTAAACTGGCAAGAGAATACTCTCAAATAGACAATGAAGTAGAACGACTAATCAGCGTAACATATGCAGAATATAATTTAAAATATGGTCAACCAAAACTTGAGGTTCATAAGGATAATGATCCAGCCAGACCTGACGTTAAGAATGCTGGTGGTGCTGGCGTAGTTCTTACGTATCAACTTGAGTCTAATATTGCCTGGCAGGTAGGTAATAATAAAGATCTGTATACGATTCCAGACAATGGAATAATGATGCTCTATCCAAGACGTGACTATCATTGGAGAACCATTCGTGAATGGAAAGAGGGAGATTTTGTTAGGGTTTTATTCTTTGAAATGCTTACACCGAACCTTCCACCAACAATTGAAGACAAAGAGTTTGAGCGAGAAGTTAGAGATTTTAGAGAACACCTAGGGAGAAATAATGAAAATAGATGAACAGAATGTGATTGTAGAGGATGTCTTTACACAAGATGAAATCAACTCAATTTATACTAGTATGCAAAATAGTTCTGGTGGAGCCTTTATCAAGGTATTCTCTCAGGCAAATACATATATTACTTTAGAAGATAGCATTATTGAAAAGGTAACTAATAAAGCAAAAGAAATTTCTGGCAACAACAATTTAGTGCTAACCGAATATTGTCATGCAAGATATGCAAACGTAACAAGTAATTGTGGTAAGCATCATTACAAGCCAGCACTATTTCCACATCACGATGAGACATTTAAGGAGCCAAGGTTTACCTTTGACTATCAACTTAGTGGAAACGTAGAGTGGCCAATTGTAGTTGAGCCAGACACAAAGTTGACGCTAAAAAATAATCAGGCAGCAACCTTTTCTGGTACTCACCAGATTCACTGGAGAGAGCCACAACACTTTACAGATGATCAATATATTGAGATGGTTTTCTTCCATTTCACTGATCCAAATGCCGAACCAAAAGATAAAGAGACCTCTGCATTGATTACTGAAAAGGCAAAGAAGTATAGCGCTGAGTTTTTTGACAATGGTGGGTTTGTAAATGATGCCTCAGAATAATGTTGCAGAGATGCACAAGTTTCTTACATCTATGGAAAAGTATAAGGTAGATGTTCCATTCTATGTAGATAACCTCTACTCTGATGAAGATATGGCAGAGTTACGTTCCATCTGGCAAAAGGGTAGAGAGTTAAAGCCAATTGCTTATGGCCCTAATGAAAAGCATGATCAGGAAGAGCCAAATGATATGACAAGGTTCAGGCCTAAGCATATCAAGAATATGTCTAGACTCTTACTTGAATTTGAAATGCCAAAAAGAATTGAGGAGAAGTTAGACCTTGTAGCAAAGCCAGTGTACGATGGTGAAGTTGCTATGTGTCATTATAACTATATTGAATATAATCTCAAGTTTGGAGATGGAAATGATCCAATCTTGCCACCACACCTAGATGGCGATGAGAATCTTGTTACTTTAAATACAAATGTCGGTGGTAACATTGACTGGGACATCTATATTGATGGTGTTAAGTATGAGTTACCAGTAGGACGAACTGTAATTTTTTCTGCAATCAATCAGGTGCACTGGAGACCAAAGAGAAAGTTTAAGGAAGGTGAATACTTAGAGATTCTAAGCGTAGATTATTGTCCAGTTACTAACTATAGATTTACTGGACAACTAAATCCTATTGATTCATTTTTATTCCCAGAGGCAAGAAAGCAGCATACTCTAGAAGTTCAACAGCATCCTAAAACAATGGCTGCTTGGAAACAGTATGAGAATGATCAATCAACTATTTAAAAACTTTTATACACCAGAAGAGCGCCTTCGTTTAGAACAGTACGTTGAGTCCTATGTTCGGAACTCTCATAAGTATGCAAAAGAGTATGCTCTTGGTAGATACTATGGTGTTATTCAAGATAGGCTAGATACTGATCAGTCTATTAGATTTTTTCCAGAAGATCTATTGGAAAAAACTAAACTGTTTGCTAAAGAGCATTTTAAAACAAAAGATCTTGTAGTATTTGACATAATCATAATTAAATATTGTAATGAAAATGGTTTTGTTCCTAAACTAGACATGCATTTAGATGGCGGTTCATCAATAAAATATACTTTGGACTATCAATACAAGGCAAATATTGATTGGCCAGTAATGGTTGAAGACAAGCAATTTGACTTAGCCGACAATGATATGGTAACCTTTATTGGGAGCAAGCAAAAGCATGGTAGAAACAATAGAGAGTTTCAAGACGGAGAATTTGTAGAAAACATATTTTTTCAATTTATAGAAAAGAGAAACTAATGAGCAATGAAACAACAATAGATATGGTTAATGGCTTAGCAGAAATTGCTGAATACATGGAGGATGAAGAACTTACACAGGCTCTTACCTTTATTGCTAAGATAATTATTAAGCCAGATATTCCAACACAGGTAGCAACAATTGAGATTGTAAGGCTACAGGCAATTGCAGCAAAGATGGCTTTTAAAGCAACCTGGATGGCAAATGTTGATAAGTCAGATCGTGGCAAGAAGAACCTATACTACACAGCAGCAGAATCTATTAACAATCTTGTTTCTGCATTAAAGTACATAACACGCTGATCTCTGGTATACTTATAGAAATAGAAAAGAGTTTAAAATGACAAAAAGTTTATTGCAGCAAGTTATGGTAAGACCGCCAGTAAAAGAGGCACATCCAGTAGATCCTGAAGGCTTGGTTAAGTCTATTGAGGCTGGATACGTAGCATCTAGAGGAACAAAGTTTCAAACAAAGAAAACGTTTGCTCCATCTACAATTGCATATTCACATGGTGAGTGTGCTCGATATTGGTTCCTTGCTTTTAACGGTAATGATTTTGAAGACAGCGCAGATGCATATGGTGTAGCCAACATGACAGCAGGAACACTATCTCATGGACGAATTCAAAAAGCCATGAGAGATGCTGGGATTTTGATCGAAGATGAATTTAAGATTACATACGTTGACCCACCAATCTTTGGTTATGGTGACGTAATGCTTAATTGGCAAGGAGAAGAACTCCTTGGTGAAATTAAAACAATGATGAGCGAAGCGTTTGAATATCGCAAAGCAGCAGGTCGACCAAAGGCTGGTCACCTAATTCAGTTGCTTATTTATATGAAGATTCTCAAGAAGAAGAAGGCAGTGTTTATTTATGAAAATAAAAATAATCACGAACTACTTATTCTTCCTGTAGAAATTAATGATTACTATGTTCGGTGGGTAGACCAAGCATTTGATTGGATGAGACGAGTTCGTAAGAGTTGGGAAGATCAAGTCTTGCCAACAAAAAATTATAGATCCAATTCAAAAATATGTAAGACGTGTCCTGTAAAAAAGGCATGCGACATGGCTGGCGATGGAACTATAAAGATTAGTCCATTGGAGCCGCTAGATGAAAAACTGTCAATGGTGTGACCACACTTTTGAATCTACAGTAAGTTATCAAATTTATTGCTCTCCTGAGTGCAGAGAGGCAGCAACTAAAGAAAAAATTGCAGCCAGATATGTTGTAACTAGGAGACAAAAAAGATTAGGCAAAGTCCGTCAGTGTAAAAACTGCAATAAGGATTTGTCTATCTACAACGATGATCCCCTTTGTTTTGATTGTAATGTTAATCCCAAGGATGTCATTAAGGCACTAAAAGAGATTAAAGGATTTACAAATGGTAAAAAATAAATGGGGTGTAGAGATTATGCCAGAGCGTATTTGTGCTATAGATGCAAGCACCAATAGTCTTGCTTTTGCTACATTTCATGGTGGCCATTTAAAAGAAGTTGGCAAGATTAAGTTTGAGGGCAAAGATATCTACGAAAAGGTAATTGATGCTGGCAGAAAGTCTAAAGGGCTGTTCGATCATATAGTAAATGTTGATGCCATTGTAATTGAACATACAGTGTTTATGAACAGCCCTAAGACTGCTGCTGATCTTGCTCTGGTTCAAGGTGCCCTATTAGGTGCAGCAGGTCAGTCTGGCATCAAAACTATTGGCAAGGTCGCACCAATTACTTGGCAGAACTTTATTGGCAACAAGAAGATTTCCAAAGATGAAAAACTATATATTAAATCACAAAATCCTGGAAAGTCTGATTCGTGGCTTAAAAGTTATGAGCGAGAACTACGCAAGCAAAGAACCATCAACTTTATCAATATCCAGTACGATAAGACTATTACTGATAACGACGTAGCAGATGCTTGCGGTATTGGTCATTGGGCTATAAAAAACTGGGGTAAGGCAATGGGAGTTGACAAATAACGCCATGGCTGCTAAACTATATACATCGGAGGCCTTTATGCGTAAGAGATACCTTATGGATAAAAAGACTCCAGAAGAAATTGCAAAGGAGTGTGGATGTACAGTGGAAACTATATACGTATACCTTGCTAAATTTGGACTAAGGAAGTCAAAGAGATGAAGAATATTAGAAAGATTATTGTAGCAATCACTGTTATAGGTGCTCTTGCAACTGCAGCCTTCATGTATATTATGAAGAGCATGCCAAATGTTTTTGATTGGGACTTAGACGATGAGTGAAAACCTAAACATTACGGTTGATCAAGTCAACCATCCATCTCACTATACAACAGATCCATCTGGAGTTGAGTGCATTCAGATTACAAGACATAGAAATTTTAATATTGGCAATGCGTTTAAGTATCTTTGGAGAGCAGGACTTAAAGATGAGTCTAAAACAATTCAGGATCTTGAAAAGGCAATCTTCTATATCAAAGATGAGATTAATAGATTAGAGGGTAAGTATGTCAACTGAAGAAGATTTAGTTAAGCATTTAGATCAAGTAAATGTTGTCGTTGAGGAATATCTAAAGGGAAATGATCCAACACAGATTTCAAAGCAACTTGCTATTCCACGACAAAGAGTGGTTTCTTATATTGATGAATGGAAGGTTAGTGCATCGAATAATGCAGCCATTCGTGCTAGAGCAAAAGAGGCCCTTGCTGGTGCAGATCAACACTATGGAATTTTGATTTCTAAGTCCTATGAAGTTATTGATGAAGCGTCTATGACTAATAATCTTGGTGCAAAGACTGCTGCAATTAAACTAGTTATGGATATTGAATCTAAGCGTATTGACATGCTTCAAAAGGCTGGACTACTTGAAAACAAAGAGTTGGCTGATGAAATGGTACAGATTGAAAAGCGTCAAGAGGTTCTTGTTGGAATCCTTAAGGATATCGCAGCAACCCATCCAGAGGTACGAGACTTAATCATGAGAAGACTTTCATCTATCTCTAAAGAAGATGAAGTTATTACGGTAATCGCTGATGTTTGATGAGTTTTTAGAGGCACTCAAAGATAATAACTTTAAGGAGATGCCTGTCAACGCCAAGACATTTGTTGAAGGTGAAGACTACCTTGGGCAACCACCACTATCTGATATTCAGTACGATATTGTTGAGGCAATGAGCCAGATCTACAAACTAGAGGATGTTATCGAAATCCTGGGGGAAGCAGAGGGAACTCGTTACTATAAGAAGTATACAAAGAATGAGATCATCCTACAACTAGGTAAGGGATCTGGAAAAGACTTCACATCTACAGTAGCATGTGCATATATCGTATATAAACTTCTATGCCTCAAAGATCCAGCAAGATACTTTGGAAAGCCTTCTGGTGATGCTATTGATATTATTAACGTTGCTATTAACGCTCAGCAGGCAAAGAACGTTTTCTTTAAAGGTTTTAAAACAAAGATTGAAAGATCTCCCTGGTTTGCAGGAAAGTATAATGCTAAGGCAGAAAGCATTGAGTTTGATGACTCTATTACAGTTTATTCTGGTCACTCAGAGCGTGAATCCCATGAAGGTTTGAACCTTATTCTTGCAGTACTTGACGAAATCTCTGGTTTTGCACAAGAGGTTGGAACAGGTAATGAACAAGGAAAGACTGCTGATAATATCTATAAAGCATTCCGTGCTTCTGTAGACTCTCGCTTTCCTGACCTTGGTAAGGTAGCCCTGCTGTCATTCCCTCGCTACCCTGGAGACTTTATCTCACAAAAGTACGATGATGTTATTGCTGAGAAAGAAGTGATTAACTATACCCATAAGTTTATTATGAACCCAGAACTTCCAGAAGATGCTACTGGAAATTCACTTGAGATTAACTGGGATGAAGACACAATTGTTTCTTATAAATACCCAGGAGTGTTTGCTTTAAAGAGGCCTACATGGATTGTAAATCCTACAAGACAGATCGATGATTTTAAGTTAGCCTTTTATACAGATCTTGGCGATGCAATGCAGCGCTTTGCATGTGTTCCAACTTATTCATCAGATGCATTTTTTAAGCAGATTGAAAAAGTTAGAACGTGTATGACATTAAGAAACCCACTAGACTCATTTAGAAGATTTGATGAAACATTTAAACCAGATCCAGACAAGACATACTATATCCACGCCGACCTTGCACAAAAGCATGACAAGTGTGCAGTAGCAATTGCTCACGTAGATAAATGGGTAAACATTCAAGTAATTAAAGATTATGCACAGGTAGCACCAGTAGTTGTAGTAGATGCAGTTGCTTACTGGGAACCAAAAGTAGAAGGGCCTGTAAACCTTTCAGAGGTTAAGCAATGGATTCAAAACCTTCGTAGACTTGGCTTTAACATTGGAATGGTCTCGTTTGACCGTTGGCAATCATTTGATATTCAGAATGAGTTGAAGCAGGTAGGAATGAGAACTGAGACTGTTTCTGTTGCTAAAAAACATTATGAAGATATGGCTATGCTTGTATATGAAGAGAGACTTGCTATGCCAGCCATTGATCTTCTATTTGAGGAACTTACTGAACTAAAGATTATGAAAAACAATAGAGTTGACCACCCTAGAAAATCCTCCAAGGACTTGGCGGATGCTGTGTGTGGAGCAATATTTGGGGCAATATCACATACCCCAAAGGATCTAAATCAAGAAATTGAGATCCATACATTTAGGGATCGACCAAAAGTTGACACCTTTCAAGACAACGTGATACAATATAAACCTATGCCAAATGAAGTAAAAGATTATTTGGATAGATTTAATCTACTATAAAAAAATAAGGAGCAAGATGAATTCATTTAAGAAAATCGCCCTTGGACTCGCTGCAGCAATGTCCGTTGGCGTACTAACCGCACTTCCGACAAGTGCTTCTGTAATCGGGCCATCGCTTACAATTGATTCCGCAACGGAC